GTATAAGGCTAACTTTAGATGTCCGATATGCGGAGATAGTCAGAAGAGTGCTAGTAAAGCGAGAGGATGGCTGATTGAGTTAAATGGCAGTGCACTATATCATTGCTTTAACTGTGGGATCAGTTGTCCTCTCGCTAAGCTATTGCAGAGTGCGTGGCCTGCACTATACAACGAATATATTATCGATAGTAAGCTAGAGAAACAGCAGCTCAGCACTACACCAGCTGCTAGTAAGCAACCAACTGCTCTTGATACGTTGAAGTTTTCTCAGCCGAAATTTACAAAAAGTCCTTTGCGAAGGTTGAAAAAAATTTCATCGTTACCTGCGGGTCACGCGGTTCGCAAATATATAAATGATAGGGCAATTCCTGCTAACAAGCATTACAAGATCTACTATGCGGAAAAATTCAAAACATGGGTTGACAGTTTTATGCCGAATGCTCTCGGCGCCAATGCATCTGATGAACCACGTATAGTATTTCCTTTCTTAGATCAAGATAAAAAGTTCTTTGCGTTTACTGCAAGATCGTTACGTACGAATACCAGTGCAAAGTATCTAACGTTATTGGTCGACAAATCGATGCCAAAGATATATGGTCTCGATGATGTTGATTTCGATAAGCGGTTCTTTGTTGTCGAAGGGCCGATAGACAGTTTGTTTTTGAATAATGCTGTTGCAATGGCCGGAGCTGATGTGCAGCACATAAACGATAATGCTGTCTATGTGTTTGATAATGACAACCGTAACAAACACGTTTGTGACCGCGTAGAAAGACATTTGCATGCAGGACATAAAGTTGTCATATGGCCGCACTCAGTGCCGTCTGGAAGCGATATCAACGACCTTGTTAGGGCAGGGTATAGTATAGCTCGCATTGAGCAACTATTGGATCAAAATACATATAGATTTGAAGATGCAAGAGACTTAATTGCTTATTGTGCACGTGTCAGTAATCCGTCTAACCAAATCAACAAACAGACCAATGAGAAGCTGGTACGTTACCTTATCAAGCATAAACATTGGTCTCCATTTGAGATGGTTGATGTTGTCATGGAGATTACCACTACGCGAGACATCGCCCGGCAAGCGTTACGTCATCGCTCATTTATGTTTCAAGAATTTAGTCAACGTTATGCAGATCCAACGCAATTAGATCACGCGTTTGTTTTGAGAGAAGCACGATTGCAGGACCACAAAAACAGACAAAATAGCATAGAGGTAGACAACCCTGAATTACAAGCTACTTGGAGAAGAATGCAAGCCGGTCTGATTGAGCATGCAAAGGGTGTTTATCAATGGGCAATTGAACACGATATTGCAAAAGAACAAGCTCGTGCAGTTCTTCCGGAAGGTAACACAATATCCAGATTATACATGAAGGGAAGCGTCCGTTCATGGATTCACTATATTGATCTGAGGGCCGCTAACGGTACTCAGCTAGAGCACATGATGCTAGCAAGAGAGATTGCATACGCAATTTCTGATATTTTTCCATTATCACCAGATTACTTCAACAAAGGACAATAACAACAATGCTAAAGGCCGTTCCGATGCAGAAAGAAACAGACACACGCGATCTTATGTCTCAGACGAAGTTCTATGAGGGTTACTCTCGATGGGACGAAGACAAGCAAAGATACGAGACGTGGGAAGAAGCTGTAACGCGTGTTATGAACATGCATAGAGAGTACTATAAGGATAAGATGACTGATCAGCTTAGCCAACTGATCGATGAAGCTGAGAGTCTGTATAAGTTGAAGTATGCACTTGGTGCTCAGCGTGCTCTACAATTTGGTGGAGAGCAGATGCTCAAGCATCAAATGAAAATGTACAATTGCACAAGCTCATATGCGGATCGGCCCGCATTTTTTAATGAGATCTTCTATATCCTATTATGTGGCGCTGGAGCTGGATTCAGTGTTCAAAAGCATCATGTTGCTCAACTACCAAAGATCGCAGAGCGAAAGAAGCAAGCGAAGGGATATAAGCCAGAAGACAGCATCGAAGGATGGGCAAATACACTAGGCGTTCTGATGAGCTCATACTTTGTTGGCGGCGGTGCGTTCCCAGAATACGAAGGTCGTAAGGTGTTCTTTGATCTGACAGGAATTCGTCCTCGTGGAGCAATGATTAGTGGTGGATTCAAAGCACCAGGACCAGAGCCTCTACGTAAGGCGCTAGATAAGATCGAATATCTGCTTCAAGGACTGGTGCTAAAGGGTGTTACTGAGCTCAGCCCTATTCATGTCTATGACATCGTTATGTACGCTGCAGACGCCGTTCTAGCGGGCGGTGTACGTCGTTCAGCAACGATTTGTCTGTTTAGTGCTGATGATGAACAGATGGCTAATGCAAAGACAGGTAACTGGTTTATCGATAACCCTCAGCGTGGTCGCAGCAACAACAGTGCTGTAATTGTCCGTGACGAGATCACACGTGAACAGTTTGCTAAGTTGATGACAACAATCCGCGAGTTTGGTGAGCCAGGATTCTACTTTGTTGACGATAAAGACTTTACAACCAACCCATGTGTCGAGATTGGCATGTATCCTCAGATTGATGGTAACAGTGGTTGGCAAGGGTGTAACCTGACTGAGATTAACGGTGGTATGTGCACGACAAAAGAGGAGTTCTACAAGGCTTGTCGAGCTGCTGCTATTCTCGGAACGTTGCAAGCTGGATATACAGATTTCAAATACCTTGACAAAACAACAAAGCAGATCTTTGATCGCGAAGCTCTTCTTGGCGTCTCTGTCACAGGTTGGATGAACAACCCAGACGTTCTTTTTGATCAAGACGTACAGAAAAAAGGTGCTGAGATTGTTCTTGAGGTCAATGCAGAAGTTGCTGATCTAATCGATATCAATCAATGTGCTCGTGGTACATGCGTCAAGCCAAGTGGTAACGCAAGTGTTCTTCTAAAGACAGCAAGTGGTATTCACGGTGAGCATAGTGCACGATATCTTCGTAATGTCCAGTTGAACAAGGATAGTGAAGTCGCTCAGCTTCTTGCAGAGACAAACGCCTACATGGTAGAAGACAGCGTATGGAGTGCCAACGACACCGACTACGTTGTTAGCTTCCCTGTAATCACTCCTGAGAACTCTCTATACCGCGATCAGCTATACGGCGTAAACCTGCTTGAGAAGGTTAAGAAGGTTCAGCAGAATTGGGTAGAGTTCGGTACTCGTGTTGATAAGTGTGCTCATCCAAAGCTGCGTCACAACGTTAGTAACACTGTGACGGTTTATCACCATCAATGGAAGCAGGTAGAAGATTACGTTTATGACAACCGCCAGTACTACGCTGGTATCAGCTTCCTTGGCGGCAGTGGTGATAAGGACTTCAACCAGGCGCCAATGACCGAGGTTCTAACAGATCAGCAAGTTATAGATAAATACGGTAAGGCAGCTCTATTTGCTAGTGGACTGATTGTTGATACACGTAAAGGGTTTAATGATCTGTGGGAAGCAACAAGCATCGCTCAGAGAGATGAACAAGAGCGTGGAGAGCTTTCTGATATCCGTGCTGAGTGGATTCGTCGTTTCCATAAATTTGCAAACAACTACTTTGACGGTGATCTCAAGCAAACTGAATACTGCCTAAAGGATGTCTATCTACTACATAAGTGGACAAAGATTCAGCAGAACCTAAAACCAGTTGACTTTGTAAGCCAGTTGCAAATGAAGAAGTATACAGAGATCAACACAACAGGGGCACAGGCATGTTATGCAGGCGCTTGTGAAATAGACTTATGAACAGCTATCAGTGCGATTGTGTAAGTTGTGGCGTTGAGGCTCAAGTACAGAGCCTCAACGACGACCATGACCCTCTATTTTGTGCATTCTGCGGTGAACGTCTTGACGAAGACGTTGTCTACGAACATGGATGGAATCCGGAGGATGATAACGAACAATATTGAGGGCAGTAAATGTGGTATTACCAAGGTGGTGTATTTACCAGTGAAGACATAGGTAGTTTTCAAGGGTTTGTATACGAGATCACCGATAAAACCAATAACAAGAAATACATTGGTAAGAAAGCGTTCTGGAACCGTAAGAAACTAAAGCCATTGAAGGGCAA